CACTCGCTTCAGGGCGAAAAACACTCCCGCGTAAAAGTCGATGTCCCCCCCGAAACCCATCTGCGAAAGGACGAACAGCGCCCGCGCCGGCGGAATCTTATACGTCTGATCGGTGTCGTAGTCGCACGCGCAATTGACCCCCGCGTAAGTCGCCGCCGGCGCCACCGGATTCGAGAGCACCGCCGCCTGTAAGTAATCGAACAGGCACGCTCCCGACGCCACCGTGAAGGTGACCAGGTGAATTCCCGCCGCCACTCCGCTCGCAATGAGCCGCCGGCCGGCGAATGCCGCCAGCGCATCGGCGTAAGTATTCACCACCGCCGCCGCGCCCCGGTCCACCGAAACGCCGAATTCCCCACCCGTCGTCGAAAGCGCCGTCCCCAGGTACAGATTGTGCGTGTACTGGCACGAATAAGCCACCGTCACCGTGTCGCCCGCATTCGCGGATTGCTGCGCGAAGCCCTCGAAGTAGTCGCCCACTTGCCGCGCCCAGCCCGTGCCGGCGTATTGCGTCCAGGCGTCCCGGTTGCCGATCGTCACCGAACCCGGCCCCGCGATCTTCAGCGGCGTCACCCCGTTCGGATCTGCCACCGTCCAATTCGCGAAGACAGCCGAAAACTCCATTGGCGCGTAAGCCACCAGCGAAGGGTTCACCGTCCCGGAGTCGTACGTCAGCCACGGCGCCAGGGTCAGCCAGATCTGCCGGCAGCTCGCCAAGCCCAAGGCCGAGAAATCCAAGTGGTAGTGCATCGACGTGGGATCCGCGCCGCCCGTCAGTTTCCCCGTCTGTCCGCTCGCTGTTGATGAACTCGCCGTCGGGTAGAGCTGCGTATTGCCCGTGGTCTTGTACATCGACAGCAACTGGATCCCGTTGCCGTCCCTGCCCGGCTGCGTGCAAGTGAGGGTGACCGTCGCCCCGGAGCTCGTCGCCATAATCGGCACGGTCGAAGAACTCAGACCGTTAATCAGCGTCGCCAGGTTGGTGGCCACCGTCGCGAGAGTCTGCCCCGTGGCGATCGTCGAAAGGTCGGCCAACACATTGCCCAGGTAAACCAACTGGATCCGGTCGTAGATCGTCGGCGTGCCCGCCACCGTAAAGCTGCAGCTCGCCGCCATCGCTCCCGTCGTCGACGTCGGCGCCGGCAATGCCACCGTCCCGGAGGCCTCCGCGCTGGTGATGTAGCTCAGCGCGTTCCATGGCACGCTCGGGTATTTCGCGCTGGTCGGATTCATGCAGCCCGTTACAGCCAGGTCGAAATCCAGAGTCACTCCCGCGAGTGAGAAATCCGGTAGGTAACGGCTCGTGAACAAGTGCCCGTACAGATCGTCCGCGTTCCAGAGATAGACCACCGCAAAATCCGCTTGATCGGACCAGCAGCCGGAAACAGTGAAACCGGACGCCGAAGCATTGTTGATGCTGGCCACCGCGCCGCGCCGGTCGAAGCCGTTCAGACTGATGGCGTACCGCGGATCGAGTTTGCTCATCGCGCTCATGGTGTCATTGCACCGTCACCGTCAGATCCGACCCCGGAAACGTCGTCCCCACGCTGGTAATATCCACTTCCCACCACGCCCCCGCCGGAACGGCCACCGTGCTTGTCTGCGTATCCGATAACTCGCCCGGCCCCGCCGTGAAGGTGGCTACCAGCGTGGTCTCTCCCGGCGTGGTGTAGTAGCTCAGCGCCACCACCAGGTTCGCTCCCACCGGAGCCTGCTTCAGATCCAGCCGCAATGTGGAGGGCGTGACGCTCGTCATCACGTAAGTCTTCGGCGCCACGTCGCTCGCAATGGCCAGCGTCCCTTCCGCGCCCAGCGAATACGTCTCCGCCGCTACCGCCGTCCCGCTGGCGCCCAGCAACGCGTCCAGTGCGCTGAAGAATCCGGTCCAGGGCGAATTCAGCGGCGTATACGCTTGCCCCTGAAAAAAGGCCGTCAGGGTTGGCAGCGACACCCTATCCCGTCCCTTCCGTGAATTCCAGGTACGCCGTCACGATGGTAATGGCGGCCGCCGCGCTGGATACGCTAATCGACGCGCGAGTCGTGAACGTGAGGCAGTTGTCGTCGGAATAGCTTAGCGTCAGGTTTCCGTCGCCATCGTCGTCGATCTGGAAGATCCGGTCGCGACTCCGGCCGCAGCGCAGCCACCGCACTCGCGGCGGCGCGCCGTCCACGTCCGCGTCGTCGTTATCGCAGTCCAGCTCGAACAGCGAATAGAAGCGCCACTTTTTCTCGTTGCACAGGTGGGAAGCCCGCCGGCGCCTGTGAATCTGCACCCCGTTGTCTTCCACGTAGGCGCTCGACATCGTGTACAGGTTGTAGTTCTGCCAGTCGCCCACGTAATGAACTTCGTCGATTGTGTCGACGCCGATGCATGCGTGGAACGCCCCGCGCTGCCGGTCCCAGCCCGTTCCGTTCCACCAGCCCCGTTGGTGCCACTCGCCCAGCGTCGCGTCGTACACCCAGGTCGCGTTGCCGGTGGGGAAACTGATGACCCAGAACTCGTGGCCGTCCATGATGCAGGTGTAGCTCACCGCGTCCTGCACCGTGGCATATGCCGCCCAGGCCTTCTCGATCGCCGCCGTCGAAATCCGTTGAGGCACAAAACCTAACGCCAGGAAAGCGACCCTCTCGCCTCTGCGTACGTCGCCGCCGATCCACGCCACTCCCGCGCTCAGCCGGCAGGTGGCGTAGGGCGCGCCGTTGCCGTAGTGCATGAAGTAGCTCGGGTTCCGCTGGAAGGGATTCGTCCCGCTGCTGGTGCTCGCCCATACTTCCGTCGATTCCAGCGCCCCGTGAATATACAGTTGCTCATGGTCGGCCATCAGTGCCGCAACCGCGTCCGGATAGGCCTCCTTACTGAAAAAGTTCAGCGGGTCCCAGCTCGTGGCGTCGTTGATGGCGGAGTAGTAGACCAGCTTCGAGCCTGGCTGCGCGGCGAAGCAACTGCTATCCAAAAAGGCCCCGTTGGCGGCCGCCAGGGTTTGTCCCTGCCACAGCGTGCCGGCGCCTCCCGTCGAGCCGTTGGAGCCCCAGTCGGAATTCCCGAAAGCTACGCCGCCCACCACCGAGGTGATGGTCTGCGATGCCACGGTGAAGCCGGCGCCCCCCGTGATTTGCATCAGGCAGCCCACATCGGCACTGGTGAAGGTATAGCCCGAGAGTCCGCCGCCCGCGGTGATCGAGAGTCCGGTGAGTGCCAGTGGCGCTCCCAGCCATTCCACCCCCGTACCTTCCATGGATCCGGCCACGCCCCACGAAGCCGCTCCGAAGGCCTCGCCCTGGCTGTTCACCGAGGTGATGACTTGAGATTGGATCGTGAACGCCGCCCCGCTGCCCGACGGAGGCAGTCCCGCATTGGTGATCTGCACCGTCATACCGACGTCCGTGGAATTGAAGATTCCCCCCGTGTCTCCGGTGAGACCTCCCGTGGCCGCGTCGATCTGGAGATCGTAGAGCTGGGAGGAAAACTGGCACACCTGCGCGCCCGCTCCGTTGTCGCAATAGGCCAATCCGGCCGACACCACGAACAACTGGTCGCCGTTCGAAATGATCTGCACCGGGTTGCCGTCGTTACCGATCAGCCCATGACTAGTGAAAGACGAAGGCCCCAACACCTCGTAGAGGAATGAGCCTGCCGCCGCGAATAGCCGGTTTTCCCCCGCCCACAGCCCGCGTATGGGCCCGGTGGGCAGCGTGCCATACAAGGAGAGCCCCGGCGTGGGAGAGAGCACCTTGCGGGCTTTCTCCGCGCCTCCGGGGTTGGCGCTGCTCGGCGCGGCCCATTCCACCAGGTCGGGGTAATAGTTCATCGCCGCCTGGCTGGCCGCGTCCAGCGAGGGAAACGAATAGAACCCGGAAGTGAAGGCGTCAAAGCGCAATCAAAATCCTCGCGTGCGGTAATTGAAGTAAGGCGTCCGCTGGGTGCTCGGCGGCATCCCCGCGTCCCGCGTGTGCAGCTTCGGCGCCCGCGAATTCAGGCTCTGAATCCCGGCCCGCGCCTTCCGCGCCTGGGCCGTCACCATAAGCGGAACCTGGACGTTCCACTGCGGCCCCAATACCTCCGCCAGGCTGTAGAGAAACGCCGAGTAATAACCGGGCGGGAAGGCGATTTCCTCCCCCAGTGCGGCGAAGGCCGCGAGCTGCTGCCAGGTGAAAAGCTGCAGGATGTACGGCAGCGTCGGCTGGCCCCAGAAATACAGATTGCAGTTCGGGTTCGCGTAATCCGGGTACATCTTCGTCGGCAGCGTGACCGGCATTTGCTCCAGAGAGATGTCCGCCCACTGGTCGACGTCCAAAATATCGAGCGGAATGAAGACTCCCGGCGAACTGTCGTTCAGGATGATGTTCGCGCGCTCGATCCGCGTCGGCCGCACGCTGCCCGGCCAGTCCGTCGAGCCCGGACCCAACTCGTACACCGCCGGGTTATTCGCATCCGGCGGTCCTTTGTCGCTGAACGTGTATTCGTCCATGCGCGTCGTATAGACGAAGGCCTTCCGGGTGAGCCAGTAATCCACCAGGCCGTTGGCTACCGTCAGACCGTCCGCCAGCTCGCTCGCGCACAACCCGCCTCCGGAGCGCAGCTTGCCCAGCGCCTTCGCCGCGCTGTTGAGGAGGTCCGCTAAAGTCACTGCTTGGGTCCTTGCGGCGCTTGCGGCGCCGGCTGGGGAACCGGTGTGCCCAGAATCTCGGCCGAGAGGCTGGCGATGGTCATGAGCGCTTCCTGCGCCAGTTGCGGCAATCCGTCCGGAATCGGCCGCCCGAACGGGATGCACAGCTCCAGAGCGAAGCTGATCACCAACGCGCGCTCGTAGCCCGCGGGCAGGCTAACCGTGTCCGTCAGGCTCGCGAAGTCGCCGATCGGCTGGTAGGTGTACAGGATCGCGTTGCCGCCCGCCGGTATCGGCGAAACGTATACGTTCCCGCTCGGGAAGCCCCCATCCCAGTACAGATCCTCGACGAAAATCCCGGTGCGCGTCTTGTCCGCTACCGCCGCCCACTGCTCCGCGCTGGCGATG